GTAAGTGGCTTGTGTGGCAAGGAGACACGGCAGAGTCGGAACAGCAGGATAAGAAGAAGGCGATCGAAGCCTACATCGGATGGGCCATCGATCGTAACGAGTTCTACGATGAGATGACCAAACTCGTCCTTGACTACATTGACTATGGTAATGCTTTCGTCACAGTCGAGTGGGTAGACAAACGTAATATCCTTGAAGACAGCGACGGCACGAGGCGTGAACAGGTTGGTTACGTAGGACCTATGGTCCGTCGCATATCACCACTTGATCTTGTCTTCAACCCCACAGCTGCTTCATTTGTCGATAGTCCTAAGATCATTCGTACGATTGTCTCAATCGGTGAAGTCAAGGAAATGCTTGAACGGCTTTCTATGGAGAGTCCTGAGCAGAAAGAAGACTTCGAGAATCTTTATGAGTACATGACCCGTGTGCGTCAAGAGGCATCCGCACATCCTTCTGCAGAAGTAACGACACGAGAAGCGATCTACTCTATTTCTGGCTTTGGATCTTTCCATCAGTATTTGTCTTCCAACTATGTTGAACTCCTCACCTTCTATGGAGATATCTACGATGTTGGAACAAAGACCTTCGATCGGAACCAAGTCATTACGGTAGTCGATCGACACAAGATCCTAAGCAAACGTAACAATCCTTCTTTCTTCGGTACTGCTCCTATCTACTCTGCTGGCTGGCGGACACGTCCCGATAATCTTTGGGCCATGGGTCCTCTTGATAATCTTGTCGGCATGCAGTATCGTATCGATCATCTTGAGAACATGAAGGCCGACATCTGGGATCTCACACGGTTCCCCGTATTCAAGATCAAAGGATACGTCGAAGATTTCGAATGGAAACCTGGTGAGCGTATTCTTATCGGGGACGATTCGGACGTGGCCCTTATCGTTCCCGAGGCTCAAGTGCTTTCCTTCAATACGGAGATCGCTACTCTTGAAGCCAAGATGGAAGAGATGGCCGGATCTCCGAAAGAGGCTATGGGCTTCCGCACTCCGGGTGAAAAGACTAAGTACGAAGTCCAACGCCTTGAGAATGCAGCGGCTCGTATCTATCAGAACAAGATCGCTCAGTTCGAACGCATGATTGTTGAGACGTCTCTCAATGCAATGCTTGAACTTGCTCGAAGGAACCTAGACAAGATCTCGATTCGTCTTTGGGACAACGACAACAAATACGCTAGCTTCCTTGAATTGACTTCGAGTGACATCACAGGCCATGGCCGGATCCTTCCGGTAGCGGCGAGACACTTCGCCGAGCAGGCCGAGATGATTCAGAATGTTACTGCCTTCTACAACTCTTCAGCCGGATCTGATCCAGACGTACGAGCTCACTTCTCTTCAGTTGGCATAGCACGTATGTTCGAACAACTTCTTGATCTTGAAGAGTACAAAATTGTCGAACCGTTTATTCGTCTGACCGAACAAGCGAATGCGCAACGGCTTAATAATGTCAATCAAGAGAATGTCACAGCCGAGATCGGCACTCCTTCTGGTGTCCTTCCTGGCGATTATGTAGGTTAACATCATGTCAAACAAAGTTGGATTGACTTGGCTTAAGGACATCCCTAAAGCAAATCAGGATCAATTCAAAGAAGACCTCGGGTCATTCAAGAATGGTCCCATCTTTAACAAACTTCGCTCCATACTTTCCGACGAGGAAGACAAACTCAGTCGGCAAAGACTTTCGGTAGAGATCTTCGATAGTCCTAACTGGGCAAACAAGCAAGCCTTCGTCAATGGACAACTCTCTGCCATCAGACTTATCAAAGAATTAATTGGCTAACCATGCCTTGAAAGGAACTAATAAGCTAATGACCAATAAGCTATTCACGGAAGATCTCGATACCAATGAATCTTCTGAAGTTGAACGCCCCGCTAACTATCGTGAAGCTCTTGTAGGTGAAGGAAAGAAGTTCAAGACTGATGAGGATGTCGCTCGTTCGGCTTGGGAGAAAGACAATGTCTTCATCCCCAAGATCCTCGACGAGAACAAGTCTCTTCGTAAGGAACTTCAAGAACGCGCCAATCTAGAGCAGCTGGTTAGTCAACTAAAAGATCTGCGCGCAAGTAGCAAGGCATCTACCGATGCCGGTGAACGGCAGGATGAATCTCAAGGGCACACAAACACCCCGGCTGCAATCTCGAAAGAGGATATTGCGGCTTTGGTAAAATCAGTTGTGACGGAAGAGAAGACTCAGGATGCACGTACTCGTAATGTCGAGGAATGTGTTTCCGCCCTCAAGAACCTTTACGGAGAGAACTACCTTACATCGGTACGTTCTCGCGCAAAGGAACTTGGTCTTACCGACGATTACTTGGACAACCTTGCAGCAACGTCTCCCAAGGCGCTTATTGCATTGCTTGCTCCGAACCAGTCTAAGGTAGATGTACGGGCACCTCGTTCATCGGTTCTCAGCACTCCGAACTCGACACGCTCGTCGAACGGCAAGGACTGGGGATACTATCAGGAGCTTCGTCGAAAGGACCCCTCGCGGTTCTACTCGCCGGAAATTCAGATAGAGATGGACAGACGTGTGCGTAGTGGCGAGTTGGAAATTCCGTCTTCATAATGCCATAAGGCAAGGAGAAGACTAATGTCCGGTTTTCAAACCGCTTCTACTCCTGCTCTGATTCGTTCCCAGCTGTGGGATACGCAGATCAAGGAGATCTTTCGTGACGAGCTTATCGGCACGCGTTACGTAAATATGCTGTCCAATTTCCCGGACGGCGAGACTTTCAATATCCCTTCGATTGGTCAGGCAGAAGTGTTTGATTACTCCGAAGGTGCGGCCATCCAGTACTCTGATATGAGCACTGGTAACTTCACGTTCTCGATCACTGACTATAAGGGCAGTGCCCAGTACATCACCAACAAGATGAAGCAGGATTCTTTCCAGGCTGCTACGCTTGTTGCTCGTTTTGTTCCTGAGCAGTCTAACGCTCTTATGCGTGCAATGGAAGAGGACATCCTCGCAGCCCCGGTTGCAGGACAGACGGCTGCTGACACGAACACGATCAACGGTGCTTATCATCGTTTCGTCGGTTCGGGTACGAATGAAACGATTGCGATCGACGACTTCGCCAAGGCTTCGTATGCCCTTCGTAAGGCTAACGTTCCCATGCGTAATCTTGTCGCCATCGTTGATCCCTCGGTTGCCCACACGCTCGGCACCACACCTAACGTAATGAACCTCATCACGCCGAATCCCAAGTGGGCTCCGATCGTTTCGGATGGCTACATGACCGGTATGACGTTCGTTGCCAACGTGTACGGTTTCGACGTGTACACCTCGGAATACCTCAAGGTCAACACGACCTCTGAGCAGATCTCCGGCGTGACTGCCGCCGCTGGCGTCAATAACTTGTTCTTCTCTGCGGATGCCTCGGCCCTGCCCATCATCGGTGCAGTCCGTCAGGCTCCCACGGTTGAATACGCTTACAACAAAGACTATCAGCGTGACGAATATCTGACCATCTGCCGCTACGGCTTTAAGCTGTATCGTCCTGAAAATATGGTCATTGTCGTTACTGATACTGATCAGGTCTACGCGTAATAAGGGAGGTAACAACTTATGACGTGGATTAATGCTGATGGGGTGTTTGTTAAGTTCGGTCGTGAGACCGCACAGCCCCGTCCCGGTGGTGAGGTGCAGTCCGCTGATGGAAAGCACTCCTATCGTTTTACCGTTGATTATAGGGAAGCTCTCTCGGCCACCCCGGCAGTCGTGAATGGACTTGTCGCTGGCTCGATGGGCGTCCTTATTCCCAAGGGTCTTTTCATTGAGGAAGTCGAAATTGTAGCGGAAGCGGCCTTTACCTCTTCTGGTACGATCGGATCGGCTACCTTCCAGCTCGGGATTATCCGAGAGGATATGTCCACTACGTACGATGTGGACGCTTTTACCACGACTTCTTTCGTCGGCAGCGCTCTTGATGCTGCTGGTGAAAAGAGCGTGATCCGTATCGGTAGCACGGGCGTAGGTTCGGCTGTCGGCACGGTTCTTGCCAATGATGGATATGTGATCGTCGCCAATACGGCGCACGCTTCGCATCCCTTTACGGCAGGTAAGGCTCTTGTCACCGTACGTGGGTACTTCCCCGTAGCATAAAGGAGGCTTCATGGCCCGTAATATTAAAGAGCGTCGTGAGAATAGGGCTGGCATTGAGATGGAAGTTCAAAAGCTTTCTCTCGGCAAGACTAAACCCCAGAGCTCGGTTACTATCACACTGGTTGGAACGGTTGCCGTCGCAGGCACCGGAGCAAACAGTGCGGCAGTATCGACGGGTGGTGTCGCCAGTAAAGTCTTCACGGCTGAGGTTGACGGAACGGTATACTACATTCCGTTGTTCTCTTCTAACGCGTAAATAAGGTAGGGGTGGTGGTCGTTGGCAAGGACAGTAATGTATCCCCGGGGATACGTCTCTTTCCCTTGCTGTGGCTGCCACCCTTGCTTTAAGACAACAAGGTGATTGATGGCTAAGCTCACACTAACAGATTTGTCTACACTATCTAATCAGACGTCTGCTATCAGTCTCCTGAATAGCAACAATGCTGCTATCGAAACGGCTCTGGAGAACACGCTTTCGCGAGACGGTACTACTCCAAATGCCATGGAAGCCGATTTGGATATGAATTCTAATCGGATCATCAATCTTCCCGAACCGGTTTCCGGTGAGGAGCCTGCACGCAAAGCGGATCTAGATGCAGTCGTGGCTTCTCTTGGTATTGGTGATGCACTTACTACACAACCTCTATCTCAATTTGCTCCTACCTCTTCTGCTCAATTAGCAGGAGTCTTGACAGACGAGACAGGGACGGGGGTTGTTGTCTTCAGCGCCTCTCCATCCTTGACCGGCACGGTTGATGTTACCGGTTCTGTTCATGCTACTGTGGAGGTTAGCGCGACTACCTTGTCTGGTAGTGGAGCTGGGATTACTGCACTTGACGCTGCTAACCTGAGCACGGGCATGGTATCATCCTCTCGTCTTGGCACTGGTACCGCTGATTCAACGACCTTCCTCCGTGGGGATGGCACGTGGGCGGCACCTACGGGCAGTGGCGATGCTCTTACCACTAACCCGTTAAGTCAATTCGCATCGACGACTTCGGCAGAGCTAGCAGGGGTCATCTCTAACGAGACGGGATCAGGATCTCTTGTCTTCGGCACCAGCCCGAGTTTCACGACAGACATTCGCCCGGTGTCCAATGATGGTGCCTCGCTTGGCCTTTCCGGCACGGCCTTCTCGGACTTATTCCTCGCGTCCGGTTCCGTCATTGATTGGAACGCAGGCGACGTTACTCTGACCCATAGCGCCGACACGCTGACGCTCGGCGGCGGCTCTCTTGCTCTCCCTGCTGCAGGACTCACGGTCGGTAGTTCGATCCCGTTTTCAGACTCGGCAGGGACGCTGACACTCCAGAACGTGGACGCGCTTGACGCCACGACAGAGAGCACAATCGAGGCCGCTATCGACACGCTTGCGAACCTGACGAGTGTGCAGGGCTTCTCGATCACGCTTGCCGATGCTGGCGCGGACGCATTCTTCGCTTGGGACGATAGCGCGAACAAATATCAGAATTTAAGCGCTGCCGACGCGACCGCGATCCTCAACGCCTTCGTCGGTGACAGCGGATCGGGCGGAACAAAAGGTAGTGTCCCAGCGCCTGCGACTGGTGACGCCACTAAGTTTCTAAAGGGTGACGGCACTTGGGCAGCTATCCCTGGTGGTGGCGATGCGCTGACAAGCAATCCGCTGTCGCAGTTCGCGGCAACAACATCAGCACAATTGGCAGGGGTGATCTCGGACGAAACCGGTTCAGGTAAACTGGTCTTTGCAACCTCTCCTTCTTTCACCACTTCTATTCTTCCTGTCTCTAACGATGGGGCTGCCCTTGGTGCAAGCGGTACTGCTTTTAGTGATCTGTTTCTTGCATCAGGAGGAGTACTCAATTGGAATGCGGGTGACGTAACCGCAACTCACGCTTCTAATTCTCTTGCCTTTGCCGGTGCTTCAAATGGATACTCCTTCGATTCTGCTGTCATTCCAGCCACAAGTTCAGCACTAGATATAGGCGCTACTGGAAGTCTTTGGAATGATGTTTACCTCTCTTCAACGGGTGTAGTTCGTTTCAGTACTAAGACAATCACAGGTGTCTCAGGGTATCTTCAGTTCTCAGCGGGCGTAAAGGGACAGACAGAATCAAACCCTGGCTTATCCACAGGCGCAGGCTGGGCACTGGCTAATCCTGGTTCCGCACAGTTTTCCAACACTGGCGTTTCAATCTACGCTAACAGATGCGATTCTGACGGGACGCTTATCGATTTCCGTAGGGACGGTTCTTCAGTAGGCAACATCACTGTATCTGTTGGTAATGTCTCTCTTACGGCATTCAGTGGTTCGCACTGGGGACGGTTCGGTGATGGCGACTATCGAGATATTCCAATGGGTACGATCTTGGAAGCTGCTCCGGGTGTCATCAGATGGAAGTTCGCTAAGTTCACTTTGGATGGAGTCGATATCGAAGTGGCGTACAATGGTCCCGGTGAGCACGGAGAGGCGACTGTACTGGACTTCAATGAAGATAAGATCCTTGCCACGATCCGAGACGAAGAGCCCAACCAAGATATGAGCAAGCACGTCAGAGTTGAAGTTGCCAAGAAAGACTCTAAGGCTTGCTATGGTGTCTTCAATGGTTATGCAGATGAAGAAGGTTGGAACGATGTTCTTGTCGTAGCGGCTGGCAACTTTTGGATCAGGATGGCTAACGGGCAAACTCCTCAGATCGGAGATCTTGTTACATCCGATGAGAATGGTTGTGCAGTCGTCCAAAGCGATGATGTGATTAAGTCAAGTACCGTGGGTAAGATCACAAATACGGAGTTACAAAAAGTTTATGAAGATGGTAGCTATCTCGTTCCTTGTGTTCTTTACTGTGGATAACCGATAATGGCTAAGCTTACACTTACCGATCTAGCATCTCTCTCGAATCAAGCATCAGCCGTTGCAACGATTAATAGCAACAACGCCTTGATCGAGCAAGCTATCGACACCGCTCTAGCGAGGAACGGCGATTCTCCTAATGCGATGGAAGCCAATCTTGATATGAATAGTTTTCGTATCTTGAATCTTCCGGCCGCAATTGAAGATCAAGAACCCGTTCGCAAGCATGAGTTCGATCTCTTTATCAACGAGGGCGTAGCGACCAATCTCGATCTATCGGGGATGGGTAACGAGATCGCTAATGGTCTTGACGCAGCTATCGGCACTTCCTGGCGAGACACAACTTCAAGCACGATTGCCTCTATCGGAGCTCTTCAAGCGCTCACCACAAGCAACGTCAGCGCTGGACAGGTTCTTTACGTCAAGTACGCGATTGCTACCGGGACCTATGACTACAGTCCTTTTGTTGTCCTCGCTGGTACAGCAGTATCTAATGGATACACCGCTGACAATATTGTTGTGGTCCAGAACTCCGCAGCGACATTGACATTCGTACGTCAGCAGTACCTAAATGAAAAGACGCTTGATGCACGATGGTGGGGTCCAGCCCTAGATGGCACCACGAATTCAGCTACTGAACTTGCAGCTATGCTCACCACAGCTGGTAGTCTTGCTTCTTCAAGTAATCAAGTCACATGTCAGATTAAGAATACGTACGCTATCTCAAGTGTTCTTCAAGTACCAAACTATGTAACGATCGACGGTTGTGGTGTTGGCAAGATCAAACCAACTTCCAGCCTGGCCTTGACTGCTGCTCTTCTTGAGGAAGCCTCGGCCCCTACAAGCAACACTCGCAATGCAGTCGGCATCAAAGTCAAGAACATCACACTTGATGGTACTGGCAGGACCTACGCAGCCTGGTTGTCAAAGCCTTCCGATGGTTCGCCTATCACCGACCCTCAGAATGATTACTCCTCTCCTGGCGTCCTCAACGCAGGGTTATACCCTGGCGGCATCACGGATGTCATTGCAGCAGATCGACGCAATCCGGCCTGCACGACAGTAGGTTACCTTACCTACTTCGTTGGTGTCGAAGACCTCGAGATTACTGACTGTGTCTTCCAGAACCACGGATCTGCAGGTGTAGGTGTCATTGGTTGTCTTCGAGCGCGCATTGCTCGTAACCTTTTCGACACTCTTGGCACTATCTCTTATTTGTCTCCCGCTATCCTGTGCACAGACTTGGGATCCGCTTGGCCTATCACGGCAATCTCAAAGGCCAATCCCGCAGTTGTCACACTAGCCACCGCTCCATCTTTCTCGTCCGGCGCTACAATCAGAGTCAAGGATATCTTGTGGCAAAGTCAAATTCCTGATGGGTCTTACACCGCTGGTACTGTTTCTGGTAGTACGGTACAGCTTTCTGGTGTGGACTCGACAAGCTTTTCATCCACCTTTACATACGATGGTTACGCTCTTCTTACAACCGATACCTTCGTTGCTGCAGAAGATTGCCTAATTGAAGACAATCAGTTTGTAGATCTCAAGAGAGCCGCGATCCAAGCAGGTGGCAAGGATCATTCGATCCGTCGCAACTACATTCGTGCTGCACGTGAAGCAGGCTTCTTCCTTTATCGAATGCTTGGTGGAGAAGTCGAGAACAATGTCATCGAAGACATCATCATCACTGATCTTGTCGCTAGCGGTATTGAGATGAACTATTGCACCAATGTGCGTGTCGCTACTAACACGATTCGTAAGGTTGATGGCAATGGCATCCTTGTGATTGGTCACTTCCGAGGACATACGATTGGCAACCGAGTCTTTCGTTCCGGTAATCGAGGCGCAGTCAACTATCAGTATGGCCCCTACTCCGAGAGATATGCCTTTGGTTCCCCTCCGGCTATCGCTGGGACAGCAACCTCTTCAGAGGAAAGAGTTCCGTACCGCTTCCAGTCCTACGCAGGTATCCCAATTAGTGGACGAATCATCGGCAACACAGCTGAAGACAATCGACTAACTCCTTGGAATGATGCTGCTCTTGTCTTTGCTCGTTCAGGTGGAGCTGCAGTCGAGACAGTCAATAACCTTGAGATCTCGGACAACGATTTCACCAGCTATCCCACTGCTAGCGTGTCTTCCTTGATTGATTACGGTTCTTCTGCAGTCGATCCTCAGACAACTCTCGTAAGACGTAACAAGGTTCATCCTTCTCAATCTGCTTTCTTTCGTGTGGTTGCTTCCTACTCTGCAGGCACCACAGGCGATCAGACAATTACTTGTAACTTCCCGCCCTCGGCAGTCGAGGTCACTGGTCTGCAGTCCTCCGGCTCTCCTCCATTCCGAGTGACCTTTGGTAGCATCCATAAGACACATGCAGCACAGACATCTTCAGCCGCGCAAGCGTTGTCTATTGCTGCCGACTCTTCCGATGCCAGTGCATCGGCTAACACTAGTACCTTTGCCATCTTGAAGGACAATGCGGGCTCCACTGTTTGGAGCGCAACCTTCGTCGAGTGGCTTGCCACCGGTCTCAAGATCAATATCGGAACATCCTCGGTTGGATGTGTCCTTCATGTTTGCTGTTATCCATAAGGAACCACGATGAAACCAAGATACATTGTTGAAGCGGAAGCATTACTTGGCGAGAAAGAGATCCACGGGAAGCTCTCCAACCCCAAGATCAAGGAACTGTACGCCGATGCAGGTGTGCCTTCAGTTGTATCTGATGAGGTGCCGTGGTGCGCAGCTTTCGTAGGTGCCACTCTTGCCCGGGCTAACCAGCCCAACACCGGCACGCTCCTTGCTCGGGACTATCGTAGTGCATCCTTCCTTAAGAAGTGTGTCGATCACGGCAAGAAGCCTGTGCTGTATAGTATTGGTGTCATGCAGCGAGGGACTTCGAGCTGGGAAGGACATGTCGGTTACGTCATGGGATTCGATGCCACTACGGTGACCCTCCTCGGCGGGAACCAATCTGATTCGGTTAAGCTTGCTAAGTTCCCTCGTAACAAGTTCCTTGGCTTCGCCACACCTAAAGAAAAGGCCATGGATCTTCCTAAGAAGGAAGTAGTCAAGGATAGCCGGAGATTGCAAACCCAGTCCTGGATCCAGCGTCTGTACCTTGCCGTTGGCACAGGCCTCACGGTTGCTTGGCAATACGCTACTGAGATTGTCTCCCTTGCCCGTGATCATGCGGGTCTTATCTTCCTTGGCCTCCTTGGCTTTGGATGGCTCACGGTTACGCTCCTCACTTCAATGAGTGTACGTGAATATAGGGAAGGCAGATACTTGCCTAAGAAACAATGGAAGTAATCAACAGTGTGGTATTCGGAGCATGGAACTGGCTCCCCTGGCTTCTTGGTCTTGGGACTGTTGGTTGGCTTGGCCTTGCACTTCTTGCTCCAAGTCTTTTGAATGTCCTCTCGCCCATCCTTAAAGGAATGGGAGAAGGTCTGGTAGAATTCGTGAAGATCCTGTATGAGGGTGTCACTGATATCCTTGATTCGTGGAAGACCGTAGTCACAGTTATTGTGTTAATCGCCGCTTTCGGCAACTACTGGTCTTTTCAAGAGACGAAGAAGGTAGCCAAAGAACGCGCCACAATCGTCCACAAGAATACGAAGGTAACTAAGACACCGAGTAAAGTCGAGCACTTTGATCCGTTTAGTTGGGTTAGGTAAATCAAATGAACTGGACGCTTGACATTAATATCATCATACAAGTGTTATCTCTTACTATGGCAGCTGGAATGGGTTGGCAAAAATTGCGACAGATTGAACACGATGTCGAACGTCTTGAGAAAGAGATTGTGGACTATCGTGAGTTGAAAGCAGATCTTATGGTTATCAAGACCCAGATCAGCAGTCTCACCGATAAGATCGATCAATCGATTAATCTCTCGATCAAACAAGGTAAGGAGCACCTCTTTTGAAACTTACATTGTTAGAGATGGTCCAGCACATCCTTGCGGCCATGGGCAGTGATGAAGTAAACAGCTACGATGATACCGTAGAGAGTCATCAGGTCGCTCAGTTGATACGTCAAGTCTTCTACGACGCTGCGGTAGAGCTTAGTCTTCCCGAGCACGAAGGAATGTTTGAACTCAATGCCAGTGGTAATGCCGACTTGCCTTGCCTAATGACACTGCCTTCCAGTGCTATCAAGGCAAATAAGGTATATTACGACAACAAGGCACCTACCGACACCTATAGCAAGATGGTACTGTGCACATACTTACCCTTCGATGATTTTCAAAGAATGCAGTCTTCTCTTAGAGACATGACGGGTGATGTTGGGGAGATGCAGGTAACCACCAATACCGAGATTTATCCAGTCCTGTACGCATCCAATCGTCATCCAAGTTATTACACCACTACTGATGACAACACATTGTTGTTCGATTCGTACGATCGTTCTATCGACACTACCCTGCAGAAGAACAAGTCGATGGTCCATGGTTTGATCTACCCGACATTCGTAATGGCCAATGACACGTATCCGCAGGTAGATCCCTCTCAGTTTCCCTACCTATTGGCGAAGGCTAAGACCCGTGCCTTCAATGAACTAAAACAAACTCTCAACCAAGAGAGCGCAACCGAAGCACGTAGACAAAAGATCGTGCTTCAGAAACGTAAACACACAGTCAAGAAAGAAGACCCAATATATGGCTTACCAAGATATGGTCGAAGATGAAAAGGAACAACTCCCTTTCGCTGTAAAGATGTACACATACAAAGGCAAGAACTTTCTCCTGTATCAGGATGATCCCAATGGGATGTGGACAATCCGTCACACGAATGGCAAGAAGCGCGTATCGGGAGCAAGTGGATTGTACACCGGCATCGCCCAGGCAAAGAGAGCCATTCATCAATTGCCAGCATCAGTCTTTACTGCATCTCTTCAAAAGACTATCTTAACACCAAAGGGACCGAAGGAATCAAATGGCAAGGAAAGAGGGACTAACACTCGAGAGTAAGTTTATCCGTGGTTTGATTACGGAATCGACCTCTCTTAACTTTCCTCCTGATGCCGCGACTGAGACCTACAATTGCATCTTCGATGACAAAGGTGCAGTTTATCGTCGCAAGGGTATTGATCTTGAAAGCGGTTACTCTGAGAAGACGATCTCGGTTCTCGGAGGTCTCGAAGCATACGTTACATACGTCTGGGACTACATTAAAAACGGAGTGGATAAATCATTTCTTGTTTGTCAACAAGGAGCGGTTGTCCACTTTTTTGATATCAGCACCAACGTCACTCCTAGCGCACATGCACACGTGACCACAATCACCCTGACAGATTACGACCTTCCCGGTGCTAGTGGGAATCCTCGTAACGAGCGCTGTCAGTTTGCCCAAGCAAATGGGTATCTGTTAATTGTCAATCGTTATTGCTTCCCGATGTACGTGACCTACACGGGCAGTACCTTCACTGTAACTCCGATGACGCTGCAGGCACGAGATTTCGTAGGAGCACCGAGCTCTCTTTCCGTATCCCTTCGTCCGATTACCACGGTCTCAGCCGCAGGTGGAGATTACCCCGAGCATCTATACAACCTGTTCAATGCCGGGTGGAACAAGGCCTACCTTAATCAGTGGGACTCCGTGGTCACCACTCTACCCTCAAGAGCAGATGCAGCTGGGTACTTCCGTGTTAGTGCTGAAAGCATGTTCACGTCCAGCTCAATCCAGTACAACACTCCGGGCGACAGCCCTGCACCTAATGGCCACTTCATCCTTCCGGTTGGATCTGAGGATCGTACAACGGCAATGGCCACCACCGGTCTTGTCGGTGTGCTTGTACCGGGTGGGGTCAATACAAGGATCCCCGCAGCCACAGGCACCAACCGAGGGGATGCTTCGAGCTTAAGCGTGGCTTTCGATAGCACCACAAGTACGGTTGCTGCAAGCTGCGCGAATAAGACTGGCACCAGTATGTACATTGGTAAGGAATACTCCTCTCCAGTCTACATGCCAAGAGCAGTGGTCTTCGCTAGTTCAGATAAAGGCTTCATCGACACTGTTTCACAAGACGTTCGTCTTCAGCTGTACGGTAAGAACGGGACTCCCGCTAGTGCTACCGATGGAACTCTGTTGGGTGAGAATCAATTTGTCGATACGACCTCGGAAGCCGTCATCAACGACCACGTAGAGACACCCTATACTTGCTATTGGGTCCGCTTCAGTCGAGCAGATGGCACTTCAGATACGATGTATTGTGCCGAAGTCCTCTTTTACGAGGCGGATCTTCCGGATGAGGCTCCTTCTTGCACGGCCTTCTTCGCAGGAAGAGCATGGTACGGTGGTATCAATACACCCGAGCTTGGCAATCGTCTTTACTTCTCTCAAGTACTTGACGATCCCTCCAAGTTCCCAAGATGCTATCAGGTCAACGACCCTGCCTCCGATAAGTTCCCTGATCTGCTTGCCACCGATGGTGGTAGCATCACAATCCCGGATATGAATCAGGTCAAAGCTCTTTTCAACTTCCAGTCTCAGCTTCTTGTCCTTGCCACCAATGGCGTCTGGCTTGTAAGCGGTGGTAGTGGAGGTATCTTTGCAGCTACAGACTATCGTGTGCGCAGGATCAGCTCCGTTGGTATTACTTCCGCTCAGTCGGTGGTAGACGTCAAGGGTCTTCCCATCTGGTGGGGAGAAGATGGCATCTACACGGTGCAGTACGATGCTAACTACGACAGTACGGTCGTCAAGTCTTTGACGGAAGACACGATCAAGACATTCTTTCTTGCTATCCCTGCCGAGAACCGAAGGTACTCCCTTGGAATCTACGATCAGAAGAATGACATAGTCCGCTGGTGCTACAATAAGAAGATTGATCTACCCGACACTGAGCACCACATACACGACACGATCCTTAATCTTAACATGAAGACCGGGGCGTTCTATCCTTGGACCTTCGAACGTAGCGTACCTACACCACAATACATCCGGGGCCTTGCCTATATCCAGGATGCTGTGGGAGAGATGGATCCAGTTGTTGTCTATCCGCTTACGTACACACGCGGTGGGACCACACGGCTAACCTTCGGAACTGTTTCAAGCAGCACGTATTACGACTGGTCCAACTACGCCACTCTTACGGGTCTAAGCGAAACGCAGGATTACAGTTCGTACTTCATCACTGGGTATCGTCCTGAAGGCGGTGCTATGACACACTTCCAGGCACCCTACGTATACAGCTATCTCAGTAAAGAAGCAAACTCAAGTATCTACTTGCAAGGTCTTCTTGACTTCACCGCGAGTGACTCCACCGGTAAGTGGAGCACACCGCAACAGGCGTACAATTCTAAAACAACCCTTGGACGTGAGGATCACGACACACGAGTAACACGCTTACTTGTCCGTGGTACTGGCAAGGTCCTTCGCTGTAAATACTACAGTGAGAGTGGCAAGCCCTTCACTATCCTTGGCTGGGGACTCTACATAAGTGGCAACAGTCGAATATGAACTACTAAGGCAGCCGAGTAAAGAACACTCAGCGATCCTTTCATTAATCCTCTCTTCCATAGAGGACTCTCCTTGGAAGAACAAACAGATCAATCTCCCGCATCTCAAGCTTATCGTCTCAACCTTCCTAGAGCAGATCGATCTTGACCGAAGGGTCGTCATCCTTGCCCGAGAAGGTACGGAGATCGTTGGGATCATAGCCGGAGTGATCATCCAGGAAGCTTTGGTCGGAACGTCAATGGCCAACGAGCTTATCTGGTACGTCAAGCCAAGCCATCGTAAACGTAACGTAGCGAAGAACCTGCTCGAGATGTTCGAACGATGGGCAGACAACAATCAAGTTCAATATGTAACCCTCTCTCACTATAACAATACTCTCGGAGACACCGTTTCAATCCTGTATGAGAAGCGTGGATTTGAAAAGATGGAAGTGTCTTACATCAAGGAGCTTTAAAATGCCTGTAATCTCAACCGCCATAGCGGCACTTGGAACACTTGCTACTTCAGTGGGCACCGCTGCGGCCACGACAGGTGCGGTAGGTGCAGCCGGTGCTGGTGTAGGGGCTATCTCTTCAGCAGCCACAGCCATCGGCGCAGCAGCCGGGTTGGGAGGCACGATCCTACAGGCTCGGGAGGCTTCACAAGCCGCGAGGGCACAGCAAGAGCAAGAAGCCATTCGTAAGAAGCAGGCAGACTTCGAGTTTGCCCGAGCACGACGAGAGGTCATCCGGCAGACCCAGATAGCACGAGCGACTGGCCTTAATGTAGCTGCTCAAAGTGGTGGAGAGCTGCCGACTTCGTCTGTCCTTGGTGGCATAATGGGTCAATACGCTAACAACGAAGCTTACCAGCTTACGTCCATTGCACAGAATCAAAACCTGAGTGATCAGACCTTTGTTTCGAATGCAGAAGAAAGCCAGGCAACGGGTCGAGCATCCCTCTTTGGATCGGCTACTCAGTTTGGTTCAATCCTCATGAATAACAATCAGCAGCTTGGACGGATTGGAGCAAGTCTCTTCAATGCCTAATGAAAGCATCTCTCTCACTCCTAGCGTGACGACATCGGTCTCTCCGGATGAGAGTGCGATTGATCTCACCTCGACTGTTTCTACCGAGCAGCCCTCGAAGCTGCCCGACAGGATCGTCGACACGAGAGCAGCCAAGTACGACTTTGCCTTGGGGGACAAATCCCCCGGGGTAGATGAGTTACGTAACCGCATCATGATGGGCCTTGAGGAGAGCGACCGAACACGATACGCCCTTGAGAAACAAGTCGAGCAGCACGACATCAAACTTGGCTTAATCAAGCAGATCAGCGATGCCGCGTCAGATTCCCTGCGTCCTCTCACGGCCGAGGAGGGGCAGGCTATTCTTGATCTGTCTAGCACCGACATTCAGTCCTTACAGCAGGATCCCAAGACTTTCTTTGAGAAAGAGTTCGCTAAGAAAGTCGTATCTACCATGTCCAGCATGGGAGAAGACGGTCCTCTTCAAGGGGCTATTGTTGAGATCGGGGATGACAAGGTCAACACCAGTCTCGACATCATGGAGAACCAGATTGCCGCTCGAGAAGCATACCAAAAGTTAGCCGAAGAGGCTGAGACGGATCTCCAAGGACAGTCCTGGATCGGATGGGGTGCGGACTTTGCTAAAGGCTTCGTGCCAGGGTACACCTGGCTTAAGATGCGCAACATCCTTTCCAAGGAAAGCGGATCGGCATTACTGCCTGGCAACAATCTAGCTGAGAATATCGAAGCTGCTTACGCGGGAGACATTCGAGAGACACTGCCTAAGGTTCGGCAGGCGTACCAAGACCTTGCTAAAGACAACCAACAGCTAGCCACAATCTTTGCACAGTCGCTGGTCTCGTATGGTTCTACCGACAAGCTAATCGATAACATCCTTATTCCCTTTGCAGACATAGCAACTTTTGTGTCTCCTCTCGCCGTAGCCAAAGGCGCGGGCAAAGCCGTAACCACAGCAGGCAAGGACCTCACTAAGCTGGCAGCCGATTCAGCAGTCAAGCAATACTCGGTTATGTCCAAGGACCTGCTTAAGACGCTTGGCCGGAGAGGAGTAACTACGACTGAGGCACTTGATGCTCTTGGCCAGGTTCCCTCTGTGGCAAGGACCTCGGCTATCCAAAGGCTTGCCGATCAGGTAAGAAGCGGCGGAGCCTCGATAGCCTCCTGGGACGCCCTGGCGCACTCTGTGCCGGGATTTATAAATGTAGGGGAGGTCCTCTCGGGGCCTCGCTCTTCCTTCTCCACGGGCTTCCTGAAGTCACTGGAAGACGAATTAACCACGACCCGGGATGGACTGCTTAGGGATGTCTTCCTTGACCCCCTTAAGGCAGATAAGTATGGCCCCACAGCCATTGAGGCTGCGGTAGACCTGGCCATTCGTCGCTTTCGAGAGGAGCGCCGAGAGGTCGAGCACGCTATCATGAATGTGTTCGAACGTCCCCTCGAGAAGGGTATTGGCGAGCATGCCGTAACGATACGCATCGGTACCGAAGGAGCCGAACCTTTCGCCGGATACAAACAAGCCAAGTTCCAGGCGGACCTGCTTGGCTTTAAGGATTATCAGATCAATCCCGTAGGTACCGGCTGGTCTATCGATGTCCAGCGTCCTCTTGACTTCGCAGCTAGCGATGTCCGGCAGGCCATGATCATCGATGCTAAGCAGGCTCCCACCAAGGTAAGTAACCTTATTGGCATGGCTCTTACATCTGTCCGTACGCCTGAGGAGACTGTCAGTAAGCACATCCTTGATAAGCTTAAGCAGGCGTTGTATGGCTCGACCAAGCTGGAGCAGGCCCTTGCTGATCGAGCTAAGGCTATTGGCAAGGTCAAGAATCCCAAAGAGCTATTGAGCTTCATCAATGCCCAACGTCTTATTGTTGATCCCAACAACCCCGACAAAATCGGCAGGTTTCTTAACACCGTAGGAGACTTCGAAGCAGCTTGGTTCACCAAGTTCGGTCGTCTTCCGGAGGAACAAGAAGCACGTGCGTACTTTGCATACAAGCAGCTCAACGATATTGACTTCTTTGCCCGTAACCTTGGGCTGTATCTCGATAAGAATGCTGAAGGACTTGCTAATCACAAAATACCTGGAGTGCCGGGATACGTCGAGGGCAAGATTGTCAAGCTTTCCAGTATTGAGAAGGGGGCTAGTGGCGAAGACGCACGGATAGTTGTCCTTCAGGATGGTGCGGATCCAATAGCAGTCAACACCAAGTTCAATCGTCGTCTTGATGTTAATGATCCGGACAGTGAGAAGGCTATGGATCTTGTCCGAAGACTTCTTGACGAAGAAGGATACGTACTTACTCAGGTGTCTCCCACCGGTAGGCAGCAGCTAGCCAAAATGGAGACAGAGACAGATGTCTTCCGCCTTCCGGCTGACTTTGTTGTGTCTAAGACCAGCAAGGCCGAACCCCTTTCCTTGGCTCAATTGCCGTACCAAGAAGGTGGTCATCACATCATGCCTGATGGGTACTACATCTCTCAGGCCAAGTTGTACCTGAATAAGAACCAAGCCAAGTACTATGGCGATACGACTCTTATGTTTGCTGCTAACGAGAAGATTGCTAAGCAGGTAGCAGCTAACTTTGAAGAAGCACGCAAGCTGTACAACCTTCTTAAGAAGAAGGAACCCGGAGCGGCTGACGCCTTCAAGACGTACGTTAAAGGCAACCTTCCGACAACTCCCTCCCAGCTTATGAAAGATTTCAGCAAGCGAGGACGACTGGATCCGGATGTTCCGATCATGGCTCGTTCCAGCGGACAGTCCCTTGACGATGCGTACAAACTTGACACAATCCATCCAGGTGCAAAGTACGTCCGGGACAAGGACAGTGCGTACAACCTTTATCGTGGGCGTGTCAACCTTCAGTTTACTCAAGAACGACAGTCAACAATCTTCGAAGCAATCAACCGAGGGACCACAGACAAGCCTCTTTATGGCCTACGTCCGGCGTCTATCATCGATGCCTACGAGGCGATGGACCAAGCTATTGGTAGCATGATTCGAGGCCGTAACATCGAACCTCTTAAAACCGAGGTGGCTGAAAGAATCATGGCTGAATTCGGAGATCTGTTTGAGACATCAACGGATGACATCGCCAAAGATCCTTTCGTAGCTCTGCGCCTTGGTCATTTCAAGACCAATGTCCAAGGGGATGATCTTGTTCGTCTATCACTGGCCAAACAAGCACGAGCTCGTGCTCTTCAGTTCTTCCGGGTTGAGACGCAAGAGCAGAAGATCATGAACTACGTAGCGACGAAGCTGCTTACCGGTAACAGCGATGCCCAGGCAAGTCTGCGTAAGACAATGTCTGAGATCCTTATCGAGAAAGATCCCGCTTCCATGGTCCGTGGGTTGGCCTACCAATTCCACATGGGTCTGTTCAACATCTCCCAGATGATCAAGCAAGGACAGGGTTGGGCACACGTCATCGGCATCGCAGGACCGAAGGTAGGTACCCAAGCGGGTCTTGCCGCATCGATCCAGCATTTCGTCATGGCCAATCCCAGTGCTCTTTCCAAGTGGGGAGCTTCGGTAATCAAGAAGCTCGGCTACGACGAGAAAGAATTCCTTGACATGACGGAAGACCTTCGTCGTACAGGCTTCGGACTCCTTGGCCGAGAGCAAGCCACTCGAGAGCAGAACATGAAACCCACAATTGTGCAAACAAGTGTCGGTAAGTTCCTTGATCTCGGCATGACCTTCACCCGGTATGGCGAAGAGTTCCACAGACGAGCAGCCTGGAATGCAGCATACAAAGAGTTCCTTCTTAAGAACAAAGGAAGACGTCCGAACGACACCGAGATCCGCAGTCAAGTGTTGTATCGAGCAGATCTCTTTGCTAACAACATGTCTCACGCCTCGGCGGCTGCTTGGAACCAAGGACTTACGGGTATCCCTACTCAGTTCTGGTCCTACCAAGCTCGATTGATGGAGGCGTACACAGGCAAACGGCTTACACCTAAAGAGAAGGTAAGGCTCTTTGCTACCTACAGTACTCTTTATGGTGTACCTGTAGGTGTCTCCTCAGCGACACTGTATCCAGCCCACAAGGAGGTCAAGGAAGCGATCATCAGCAACAACCTTGATCCTAACGATGACGCCATCACTAAGGTTCTTAACGATGGAGCCTTGAGTTTGTTCACGGAGATGCTTACCGGCACAGACACGAACATCGAAGAAGTCTTCGGTCCGGCAGGCATTCCCTTCTTCAAGGATGTGTTTGTAGACCAAGACAAGAGTGTCCTTGAGGCTCTTAGCGGACCCTCGGGAACTATCGTTGGACACACCTTATTCGAAACGTACTCGGGATTGAAGTGGTTATATCAAGCTGTGATGCCGGGTGAGGAAGCCCTTCCAGTCACGGCACAGGACTTCCAGGATATCTTTGGGGATGTCTCATCCCTGAGCATGGTACAACGGATGGCTATCGGTTTGTCCGCGCATGGGTACATGACCAAGCGTGGAGAGATGATCAAGGAAGAAGAGAACGGAGCAAGGCTGCTGTTCTTGAATGCTCTTGGTATACAACCCCAGGATGTTGCCGATGTGTACTCCTACTTCCGTCTTGACAAGCAGAACCGAGCATTGCAAGGAGAGCTTTCTCAAGAGATTAAGAAAGATGTACGGGCTATGCTACGCTCTGAGACCAAGGAAGAACGCGACAAATGGATGAAACGAGTGCAGATCCGCTCTAAGATGCTTAACGATCCCGCTTCACAGATCAACATCATCTCGGATGTGCTCAAACAAGATGGGACTTTGATCACCCAATCTCGATACCGCAGGGCTAAGCAAGGTGGAGAGACACGAGAGTTCGAACTTAAGAAAATCATTGAAGGACAGCAAGACTAATGGCGACGTTCAACCCACAGGTTAACTACGATCGGGTTCCCGAGACACTCAACTACTCCAAAGGATACAAGACCGGAGCAGGTGTGCTTGGAGAAGCTCTCAACAGAACAGCTAGTGTCCTTGATGAAAAGATCAAGGCAACGGACAGGGCCTTTGCCCAGCTCGCTACGGATGAAACCCGAGTAGCCGTGGAAAATACCGATGCTCGTCTGTTTAATGTAGGACAGCAAGAACCAAGTGTCGATCCACTTGATCTTGAGGTACGCTCACAAGTTCGTAACCTGGAGTCCAAGAAGAAAGCGATGGAAGTAGGCTCCATTAGTCCGGAGCATTACTACGCCACTATCCAGGCTAAGGTCAAAGAGATCCGCACCCGATATTCAGGATACAATGAACAGGTTGATGAAGAGCTTCGTCGCCTTGGAATTGATCCTAACTATCAACGTAAGCAGATCCTTGCTGCAGGCGAGCGGGCGGCCAATGCTGCTGCGGAAAGACAGACCGAAGCAGATAGGCACAACCAGCAGCTAGTGGATTACGCTCTTAAGAACACGATGTTGTCTCCGGAAGAGCAAGGCATCCTTGTCCAAGAAGGATCATGGCGGGATCCCAAGGTCATGCTCATGGCGAAGACACGTATTGCTCAGCAGACAGCCCTCAAGTCACGGCTCGAATTCAATCGAATGGAAGCCGAGATGATTGAAGGCAATGACAAACTCAAGGCCCGTAAGGCAGCCGAGGGGTACAGCACCGAGCTTCAGACAAACTTAGCCAGTGTTGTCGCTCGAAGTGTGGATTACAAGCAGTTGCAGACTTCTCTTGAAACTCTCAATAAGAAGGTGGCAGCCGGAGAATCACCATCGACGGAAGAGATCAGTACCCTGACCGGGCGTATCAACCTGATCAAAGGAGAGATGCAAAAGATCAAGCTTGCGACCAAGGCCAACTATGCTGGTCTGTCTCCTCTTATCTCCGATGAGATGAAGAAAGCAGACGAGCTCTTCGATTCAACCATCGACGGGATAGCCGATGCGCTGACCAACCAGAAGACAGGTTTGTTGTCTTACCATACCAATCGTCTTAACCTTATGTTGACAGGTAAGAAGCTAAGTATCACTGAGAACAGCGAGGCGATGACGACTTTGTCAGCCTACAAAGAGCTCTTTGGCGAGAACATAACTAACACGATCGCTAGCCGCAACTTAGAGCAAGCCCGTGATGCTGCTGACGCGGACTTCCGCAACGCAGGTATGATGGATCTTGGCACGGGTAAACTTAAATCAGTCAGGCAGGTGCTTGCGAAAGGAGACAAGCCCGAAGATTTTGATGGTAATTCCACTAAGCAGCTCCTTGATCACATGATCTCGGTTCTTGAGGATCCGAGTACGCTACCCACTGGACGTAAGGCGTACCTCAATGGCTTCTACAATGAAGACAACAAAGGTCTTTGGGATCTTATGTTCACGGGTAACAACCTGAATGAAGATGAGAAGCAGAGTTACCTGCGCCGCCTGACCAATCCCAAGATCATCCAGTCCATCAAAGAGACTGGTGACATCAACATCATGAATAACTTCAGTGACACAGTAGCCTACCTGACTGCTAAGAGTAACACAATGACAGCCAATGACCTTATGGCCATTCGCGCTACGTCTACTTCCACTGACATAAAGTGGGATGCCAAACAATCACGTTTCACTCTTATCCCTCGCACTGATCCTACCGTCAATCCGACCTACCGTTTCCTTAACAAGATCGGGAGTAAGATTGGAGAACTTACCGGCTCGGAGCAGCAAGTTGTCAACCGTATCAACAGCAGTATCATAGCTGTACGTGATACAGCCGACATGCTTGGACTAGACAAACAAGAAGCGGTAGGAACATTCCTTCGCTCCCTTGGTATCGACGTTAATGCTCCTAAGCAAGGCGGTGTCCTTGAAAGGATTGATAAGCGAAGCAACGAGTTCATCAAGGAGCAGAAAGAAAAGAACCTTGGTGGAGGTAGTGGTACCGACAGGCTTGGGGGTGGAGAAGGCGAGGATCGGTTGCAGTCCCAGGGACTTTACGACTTCAGCTTAGTGGGAGATGTTAAGGATGAAGCCGCTCGGTTGGCCGAGGGGGAGCTATCCGGTCGTACCCCATCTACCCGGGACAAGGTCATGGAGGCCCTTACGACCGTGGGTCTTAATCCCGAACAGGCCAGTAAGATAGCCGATGCCGCAGAGTTTGCCATAGGACCCGCCAATACGCCCCAGGATGCGGCGCTGGCGGCCCTTACGGTCATCCCTGGGGGGAGGGTAGCCGGGGCAGCGAAAACCGCTGGGCGGGCTTCCTTGAGCGTTCTAGAGGGGGGTGTGGCTAAAGTGGAGAAACTCCTTAAGGCTCTGCCGGACATGTCCCCGAGCGACCTAGCCAAGGCGGAGAAGGAATTAGCAGCGGAGATGAAGACCGTTGACTTCAACGACTTTGCCGCCATGGAGGATATCCAGACCCGTGGTGGCTTCATAGCTGCCGAGCGGGCTAACCGCCTGGAGAAGGCCAAGGGAGAAACCTCTAGCTTCATCGATGAGCTTAACAAGGGTATCGTAGAATCACAAGGCACAGGTGCAATGTCTGCCGAAAGGTGGAAAGCCAACGCAGCCCAACTGGAAGCACAAGCCAAGAGCAATGTGGTCTCCCTTGACAACGTACGAGCTGCACGGGAGGCAATGAAAGTGGCAGATGATCATGACGCCGAGGTGGTTAAGTTCATCGAGACTGCGAACAAGCAGGCAAGTAAACAAGACACCAAGATCGCACGTATCGTCAACAAACTTGATAAGAATATCGAACGCTTCATGAACCTGGCCGAGGACTCAGTGAATCGGTATGGAGATTCTGAGACTGGGAGCGTAATCTCCACCTTAGTAGACCGGGTAACCAAGTACTCCAAGGCCATGGAGATGCAAGAGAAGAACCTTGCTCGTATCAATGAGCACGGCATGGTAAAAGGATTGCGCAAGATCCATGAGGATCTTGAAGTAACAAAGTCCGAATTGGCTGAGCTGATCGAAGGTGGATGGGAACTCCTTGAAGATCTCACCCGTATAAAACGTGTCAAGTAGCATAGTACACCATTGTTGAAATGAAGAACCCCGGAAGGATCTCTCCCTCCGGGGTTTTCTTTTACTTCGTAAGTCCACTCACGTGAACCTATCATCCTACTTCTTATTTCTGAAAGGTCGATCTAGGTTGTTACGTATGATCGCCTTGATACATCTCTTTGAGACAAGACTTCGATTGACATAGAAGCATTGCTTGACTCTTGTATCAGTCGGATCATACCTGGCGCATAGTCGCAAATAGTCGCGCTGGCATGCGCTTACGAGATCTTCGTTGTACTGAATCGGTGTCTGATGTGCCGCCATCGAAAGGCTCAGCAGAATCGGTAGTGTGAAGCTTGAATCGATCATCTATACCTTTCTCTCGGATACGCATCGCAATAAGAGCAAGAGCGTTGAAAGCGATGTGGAGATCGTGAGGCAGGCCGGACTCTTCATCGTAGTCCTCCCCACCTGACCATCGACAAAGGTGCCGGAGCAAGGAAGCCTTGATGCCTTTGTCCCACTCTAGTCCCTTCTCCCAGTTGTGCGCTGAGTACTTGCCCTCTCCGTAGTCGTATACCCTGGCAAGCTCTTCAAGAACATCTAAAGGAACTAGATGCACGCCGGGCTTGCCTTTGTTAAGTCGATCACCAAGATCAGTCGTCATTAACCCTCTCAGTTAGATATTTGATAAGCTTTGGATTGTCTCGAATAACCTGGTACAGGTTTGATTCAAAGGCAATGACAACATCTTCTTCTAAGGCTTTTCCGAGTTTGCCACTAAGACCACTGCCATAGCAAATCCCGTGCAAGATCTCATGTAGGAGTGTTGCTCGTTCTTGGTGGGCACTGAGTCCTTTTTGGAGTTCGATCCGGTTTGCCGAGGCTTGGTACAATCCGAACTCTCGGCTTGGATCGGTGGTTTCGAAGTACTTGATGGAGAAGATATGTCCACCAATCTTAACCTTGTTTGGTGCCCGCATCGGGGTACCTCTTTGTAAGTTTGTTGATGTTGTGCACGATAAGATCGTCAATCGAGCAATCAAGTGAATTGCACATATAAGCAATGTACCAAAGAACATCGCCAAGCTCATCGACCAGACGATCGAAGTAATCGTTTCCGACCCGATTGATGTCTCCATGCATGGCCTTTCCGACGATGTTAGCGACTTCGCCTGCCTCGGCGGCTAGCTTGATACCACCATAGATAAGACCATATCGTTCCTGCATCTCGTCTCGAGTGACGGAACGCACCCACTCCTGGTACTCTTCAAGCTCCGTCTTCGAAGAGGAGAGTTTTTCAAGATACTCAGAGACTTCAACCATAGTCGTTTCGTGTGCTTTACCCGTCATCTCAATATACCTTTTTGGTTTGTGCTTGGCTTCGTTCTGTCTACGCCACGCTCGATCGCGTTCTTTTGCCACCGTACGTCTTCCTTAGTTTATCCAGTGATATTGACTGCAGATCATAGACACCATTCTCTACAGAATTAAGAAGTAGTAGTCCACGAGACCAGTAAAGACAAGACTCGCCAGCGTAACTGCTATCGTAATCTTGATAACATCCAGCCACCAAGCCAAGAATCTTTTTCCCGTCCCCTTTGGTTCGGATACAATGGTCAAAGAGATGGGAGTGGCCGACGACGCAGGAGTAGTGCGTTTTCGTGAGAAGAGAGTGTGCATGGTGTTCTCCACCGATAGGTCTTCCCATTGATCCTGAGACAAGGTAATGAGCAAACCGGATACCGTCTAGGATTATACTACCCGGAGTTCCTCCGGAATACGGTACGATAGTGTCATACCAAGTCTCAAGATCAAGGTCATCAAAAGAGATAGTGTTCTCTAGTTCAGGTTGGATCTGGATGGTCTTAGCGATGCGGTTCTCATGGTTACCGTGAAGAAAGATACGGCGTGGTAGTTTCTTCTTGCTCTTACGTACCGTAGACCAGATACGATCCTGGAAATCCAAGTGACTGTCGATATCCTTACGGTATGTACGCCCTTGGAAGTCCTTCTTACCCTTGTCGTAGCTGCACAAGGAAGACATATCCGCTGCGTCTCCCATGTTGACAACCACATCAGGGCGGGTCTCTTTAATCAACTCTCCGATCCAGTTAGCCCGCTCATTATGGTACTCCGGGTGGGCATGCTGATCGGGGATGACAAGATACTTCTTATCTTTCATCGAACCATCCCTTTGGGATACCTCCAACAGCATACGGGAAGCCATACTTGCTTGCCCACTGGGAGTATGTCATCTTACTTTTCCTTGATAACTTGTTGTCTTTATCAAATACAAAGCGCACATCGATCTCGGGATTGCTCATCTTGACGGCTCGCATCTTGACACGATCCTCTGGTGAGAGGTACCCCTTTACCTCAAGGAAGATCTTACGTCCCTTAGGGGTGTCTACCGTGAAGTCGCACAGGTACTTCTTACGGATAACATAGTCAAAAGAATTTATCTCGTAACTATGCACGATCCCCTTGATTTTTTCAAGTTCGATACTAACGCTTCTTTCAAGTTTACTCTTAAAGACACCCTTCTTGAAGCGTCTTCGCCTTTTGAATTTCATCCGTGGCATGTATTCCAACGATTACTGTGCCACTTCAAGACAAGGATCGGTTCATCCTCACGGGATGTGTCGAACAGGTCGTATTGATCCTTGCCCTTGTAGTATCGACGCATGGCTGCTTTAAGTGTAAGGAAATCCTTCACTCGGCCATCTCGATACAAGATGCGGTACTTAAAGAATTTCATCGATACGAGGTTCCTTTTCTACTTTGGAGAACCAACGAGGCCCGCTTGAGTAAAGAAACTTACGTAGGTTGGGCCAACAAGATTGTTTGTAGGGACAGTATGAACACTCGACACACAGACGGCGATTGCCACTCTTGCCATCTGGTATGTCGCTAAAGCCACGAGGAGGAAGATCACCACCGGCAACCATACTAACGGACTTGCGTACCTTTTCCACGATAGCCTTGGAGTTTTCCTCCGAGCGGCGGTAGAGGTCGAGGTAGATTTGCCCGCTTGATTTGTCAATGGCAAGGAATCCAGCCGTTCCCCGGATGGAAACTTCAGGAGCATTCTTCAATCCCTCTCGATAGAAATCAATCTGATCAAGGTAACCAAAAGGATCGTCGGTCTCGATCTTGTGGTCCTTGAACTTATTGATACCGTACCCGCTGGCGGTCTTGACGTCAATGATTACGCCATCGACGACGCCATCGACATGGCCAAGTACGTCTTCGACGGAGACTTCCTGTTGTCGATTGGTGACGGTGTGACCGGCTTCCTCAACGAGCAGGAAGGCGAGTTCTTCAAGGATGTTTCCATACAGAAACTTGAGGAGTACATGTGGCTCAAGTGGCTCAGCATCCCCAGGACTGTTAACATCGTAATAAAGCTTACGACTGCAGCGAGTCCCAACATTGCTACCACGGACAGTCCCTTTGGGTTCTCGTTTCTTAAAAGCATCTTTGACATGTGTACCTACTGCTTTTGCGAATTCATCGATGGAGGCCTGGGAGGGCTCGTGGCCACTCCCAAACAGTCCATAGATATCTTCAACTAGACTAGCTATTGATTTCGACATCGAGCTTCTTACTGAGTTTACGGAAGAATTTGTTACCGACAAGAACGGCATCAAGATTATGCTGCTTGACGATCTCTCGAAGGACCTTCACTTCATCCTCAGAGAAGTACAGACCTAGACGTTTCTTTGATTCGTTCATCAGAATGGAGACTCCTCATTGCTAGCATCGATGATAACCTCGCTCGGGTCAACAAGAGAATTGACACGCACCGATTCGATGCGGTGTCCCTTGCCCATTGATGTGTCGAAGACAGCAACCTTGACGGTTACGTTACTTCCCCTGCCGATGCGTGGTACCTTCTCGAATTGATTGTTGTTCGCATCGAAGATCACCGGAGGATCGTATCGAAGTACCTTGCCTTTAATCAGCGCCTCTACGCTGCGGCCAAGACGAACGAAGGGTCTGTTATTCTTCGGATCACTGTGCACTTCAACACGAAGGCCGCTTTCCTTGAACTTCAAAAGACTTTCGTCATCGGGGTACAGGGTCAGTCCCCATCGATTGTACTTCTCATCAGGCTTGTCCACCTTTACCCAATCGGCTTCACCTGTGAGGTAGATCATGGTTGTAGCCATATTAATTAACCTTATCGTTAGAGGGTTCCTCGACGATAACCGCTTCTTCCACTGCATCCGTGGCAAACCCACGAACATCCATGTTGTCAAGCAGCGCACTCAAAGGGACCTCGACTGCGTCGATGATCTCTACGTTGCGGCAGAACTTGAACAACTCGTTTGCTCGGCGAATAGCCTCGTCCTTATCAGGAGCGGCAATAGGGATAGCTCCTGCCTGCGGCAGATCGAAACGTACGTTGATACTAAAAGCTTTCATTTATATTCCTTTATTGGTAGTGTACGTTTGTACACACTAGTGGACATCCAACCAGTTGAGACCAATCTTGGCTTCTCCTGATAGGGGTATGTTTAGTTTGAACAACTCACCTGTCTCTCGAATTGCATCGCACTGAACCTTTGCGACATACTCAGCGAGACTTCTATCTCGAGTACCGATCTCGGTTACATACTCATCGTGAACAAAGTTGACTTGTTTAAAGGGGATTTTTTCTTTGATGAGCCGGTTGTACCACAGTACATTGGCTTGCTTCATGATGACTGTTTCGTAGTTTTGAAGTGTCATTCCCATCATAAGATGGGCAGAGTTGCACATAACCAACCGTCCGTCAACTCCGATGAAGTATCCGCGTTTCGCACTAGCGGGGAACTCTTTCTTCTTCAACCGAGCTAGGCCGGGATATGCTTTAATGAAGCGATCAAGAGCTTCCTCGGCTTCATCGTAGTTACAAGCAAAGATCTCGCTTACTTTACCGGCTCCGGCTCCGTTAAGGAATGAGAAGATAAAGGTCTTTGCACGATCACGATCAACACAAATATCGCCAAGGATCTTTTTGTTAACCGAGTGTGGGTCCGTGCCGTCCTCTTTCTTACCGGAGATAAGTGCTTGGATAAAACTCTTGTCGTTGATCAAGTGAGCAAAGATACGGAGATGTGCGCTCTCCATATCCGTGCCAATAAGAAGACTTCCTTCGGGACAATCCCAAAAGGATCGCATCTCCCCGCCTAATTGGGTAGCCAGGTCTCGAAGGTGAGGAGTGTTATATTTGATTGTCTTCTTAGTAGCGATGTTTCCCATGTTGGGACTAGAGTGAATGAAACGGTGAGATCGCGCACCAAGAGGATTGAAGTTCCCATGGATGCGGTGGTCCTTAGGATCGTACGCTTCGAACCACTCCTTGAGCGTACGCCTTCGGGCACTAAGCATGATGTGTTCGACGAGATATTTAAAACCCTCAGGTGCACTAGATGGCAACGTACTCAGGTTAATCTCGTTTATCTTCCACCCATACTTACGATCTCGTTCGGTTGGTTTACGGGCGTGAGCGTGTGTCTTTGTTTTCTCACTCGGTTTCCAACCTGCCTCCCACAGACGGTCTATGATCTGTTTAGGAGAGCCCGGATTAAACGGGATAGTCTCGATCTTGACTTTCGTTTTGAGTTGGGTTGTCTTAACGACCGGAGCAAATGAACTTTGGATGCGCTCGTCAAGTACGGCGAGACGGCTTCGTAATCTATCGTCGAGTTCGCACGCCTTTCGATGATTAAAGTGAAATCCGTTTCGGGACATGTCAAGACATATGCGTTGGATCGCATGTTCAAGTGGTATCGCCCTTTTAAAGGCTTCTCCATTACGGTCAACAATAGACTTGAGATGTCTGTATACACGGGAGGTAAGTTCAACGTCATTTTTACAATACTCCAACATCTCGGGAGAGTAACACGAGAAGTCTTTGTGCTCCATCTTTTTGAACTTAAGGATCTCCCCCCAGTTTTCAAGAGAATGACCACCTTCTCGTGCTACGTTGAGAAGACGGGAGACAATTAAGGTGTCAAAGACACGATCGGGAAGAACGTGTATGTCAAGTATGCGCTCAATACAAGGGAAGTCGTAACCAACCACATTGTGGCCAACGAATAGGTCCACCGTTTGGGCGTACACTCGGAACCCCGAACGCATGTCTTCGCCTTCGAACACAAGCACTTCGCCACTTTCAATCTCCTTACAAACAATACAGTAAATCTTAGTTACGCTATCAAGGAGACCATCAGCCTCGATGTCTATTACGCAAGTCTTCACTTACTCACTTCTTCACTCTCAAATGAGATCTTCTGCTCGATAAGATAGTCGAAGACCATGTTGATCGGGATCGTAACACCAACGTAATTATTAGCATGGACTTTATTAAGATAGGTCTTCTTTTCAATCTCTCGGTACGGCAAGGAGTCCAGGTACATGAGGTACAGTTCATCCTTGAATAGAGAAAGCTTGGCTTCTGTCTCGGTTCGAAACATCTTGCCATTGACAGCATAGACCTTATCAAGGACTTCAATAACATTAGGTTTGGTAGCGGCGGGAACAGATACTTTACGTACAGCCATGGTAGGCCCTCTTTCAAAACGGTTCATCGGCGATAACAGTAGTCTCAAGTGTCTTCTCGCTGACGCAATACGTGCTCGGATCAAAGACAAGGTAGCCCGCTGGTCCGGACTTAGCTGCGAACCGATTACCACGAATGATCAACTTGGTAGTGTTTCGTTCATCGAACGACTCTGCTTCTGGATCACGCTCAAGGTGAATAAGCAGATCGGCAATCTTGGAAATGTTACGTGATCCCCGTGTCTGGCCACTATCGTTAACGTGTGAAACCAGGAACAAAGAGAACTGTAGTTCATTGACAAGCATTGCTAAACGAGTAGAGATGTAGTCTAGCTTTCGTACGGTGTCATCATTCTCGAAGCCAGTTGCAAGCATGGTGATGTGGTCAAGGAAGATGAACTTGCAATGGCACACGGTGACTAGGTAACGAATAGTGCCAAGGATGTTATTAGGATCATCGCTCCCAAAATGAGAGTATAGATACACACGATTGTCGTCGCGAGTGAGATTTCGAAACGCCTCGAATTGATCATCGACGGATACTCCGCTGTCAGGAAGATGGCAAGGAATCTTGAGTTCGTAGTTGACCAATCCTTGGATTGTCTTCTTTTCGCTTTCCTCAAGATGGATGATACCCACGTTATAGTCAGTGGTTCTAAGCAGGTGCGCCTCCAAGGCGTACATGATGCTGCTCTTACCCACCTTTTCAAGAGCGGTGATAAGGGTAATCTCACCGGCCCTGATTCCGTATGCCATATCGTCCAAGGTCTTGAACGGATAGTGTGCAAGACTTGCTTGGTCGGTACGGGACAGCACCTCTTTGATGCTGTCAAACCCGGAGATGATATTCTTCGGGATAAACTTCTTGGCATTCCACCAAGCCTTCATGAACTCGGCTTCCTTGCCTTTGACAAGGTAGTCGTTGGCATCCTTGAGATCGTCACCCTTGAGCTCTACTATGTACACCTTATTAGGATCGAACAAGGTGGCCGCATCTCGGGCAGCCGAACGCCCGGGTTCGTCGGCATCAAAACAAAGATAGATACGCTCAAAGGAATTAAGATAGTCGAACTCCCTTTCGCAATCCTTCCGAGCCGTGGTAGAGGAGCGGACAGACACCACTGGATACTTAGAGCCCTGCATGTAGTAGGCAGCTAGCGTGTCTTCCTCGCCTTCGGTGACGGTTATCGCCTTAGCACTACCTTTGGCGAAGAGATCCTTGCCGAAGAGGGTGGCCTTGGTTGTGTCTCCGAACCAACGGAAAGCCTTGTCCTTTACGTACCGGACCTTGATCGTGTCCCCGCCATAGCGGTAACAGACAAGATCGGGACCCTCCTGCCACGTGCCGTAAAACTCCCGGACCTTGCCGGGGATAGCCCGGAAGGGCATAAAGGAACGCTTAGAGGGGTCTCGAAAAGACACGGGAGGAGGGGTAAAGGTGGAATTAGGGAGTAGATTGGACGTGTTGATGGAGGGAGATTGGTCCTGCAAGCGCTTATATTCCTTACACGAGAAACAAAAGGAGTGGTGGGGGTACCGGCTAAGGGCGTCAGAGGACCCACAAGAGGGACAGGGAAGATGGTGCTGATGAATGTGGGACAAAATACGCATCCACTTTAAACGAACGTAGAGGGGGTAAGGACGGCCATTTGTGTTCTTGGCTAGAGGGGCAGGCGGAACCCCCTAGATGGCCGTCCTTGCCTTTCTATGGCCCATTAAGGAGCATTCTCTTGTACAAGAGCCCAATCGAAGAGGCTGTCGATACGAAACAAGACCTCCCCATCGTCCTCTCTTGTAAAGACCACTTCCCCATCCGAGAGCCCCATACGACACAAAGCTTTTAGAGACTCATTAACAGGGTCTCGAGTGGGGGAGCTAACAAGGGGCCGACCACGGTAGGAAGCCACGTAGTAATTAAAACCCTTGGCTTCTAGTGTCACGTTAAGAACAACTTCATGATCCATCTTATAGATCCTTTGGCGGGGAGGGGGCGGCGGAATGGGGTGGGGCTCCGCCCAAGTGAAGAGGAGACACCTACTGATATTACTATACGTTTCTCTTTCTTCTCTTACAACCACTTATAAGCCTCTTCCCTCTTTCTCACTTCTTATGGGTCCTAGCAGCAAGAGGATAGTAAGGAAGGTAAAGACTTAAGGTAAGTAGTTTATTCAAAGTGAAGAGAAGTAAGAGAGACCTACGGTGTTCGACTCTTTACGTAAGTACTATTTTACCATTAAACAAAAAGCTTGTCAAGTAAAATATTTTTTCGTTTACCCCCTTGACAACGCTTAGTCCTTGATCTTGTTATCATTTCGATCGAAAAATAAATTTTTTCGGAGGAACTTTAGCACCGGAAGGGAGGGCTCGACGTACGTTCCGAAAGCTTTTCGGCGGGCCTCGGAGGCGATGAGCCGCCAGGTCAGGCTCTTAGGCGTGCCTTTAGGTGTCGTCTTCTTCGGGGGGTATAGGGTAAAGGGCATCTTCGGTACTCGCTACATCTTGGTTAAGGAAGGGTCCAATCTCGGCCATGTAGGCGGCGTGGGGACTAGGCTCGCTCGGAGGTGGACTAGGGTCCGGGAAGCCAAGGATAGCCTTAGCACACTCAGTGCATAAGGTTTGACGTGTCTCCACGAATATGTTTACTTCTACTCGATCTCTTGGTCCATCCGTTGCCCGGCAATAGTTGCATACCTGGCAACGAAGGTGGACATCTTTGATTGCACTCATACAATAAACCTTAATGAACTTTACTCAACAATATCCCTGTAACTGGACACACAGGGGTGGTACTCTGTCTTGTCTTCCACTTGTGTCATCTCTTCCACAAAGGCTTTTTGATCTTTCCTGACTGCCGAAACGAACTTGGTAAGTGCATGTGGGGTCAAAAAAGGTGCGGTGTTCACCTCAAGGACAAAGGCCTGTTGTGCCCCGGGAAATAGGGTGTTGGTGCACACAACAAGATCGACACCGCCGAAGTCAAGGCGAAGGGCTTCGCAAGCAGCCAGAGCAGCATCGTTATGATGCATCGGAAGAGAATCCACCACATCAAAACCCCATCCTCCACTAGATGCACGCATCTTAAAATTGATCTTCTCAGAAGGAAGAGAAGATATAGGAACTTTCTTCTGGGTTACAAGGACCGAGCCCTTAAAGCACGTCAGGCGATACTCATCAATGACATTGACAAGACCCTTGACATAAAGGGGCGCTAGCGGCAGGGTGTTATTTGGGCCAGGCTCAACGATCTCCAGGCCCGCGCCGTCAAATCCCACAATATTGTGGCGTACATAGATGGTACTACCCCGCTGCAACCAGTCGAGTGCCAGCGCGTGGTCACTCGTGTATCGAGGAACTGAGACTCCATGCCTTTCCATGGCGATAAAGCACATCCGCTTATTGACTGCCTTCTCGATCGCACTCCCGTTGTTAACCACGTTCGATTCGGGGCTGGTGAAGTCGCCGTCTCCCCAGTTAAGGATGTAGCTATCCGGGGTAGGTGTGGGATGGGGGGAGCGACGGGTAAAGAGCGGCCAGCCAAGGGCCTCGGCCACCTTCTTGGCCGTCTCACTGGTGTCGGTGTACGCATGTACGTAGGCTTTCATCGAAGTCAATCCTCCTCATCAGTGTCAAGATTGTGCACAGGGGGAGCAAGTGCCTGCTCCCACGCCTGCCATGACGATCCCGGTCCCGGCAACCAAGCGAATTCGTACAGCTCGATTGCGCGCTCTTCAAGATCGAAGATGTGACTATCCGTGAGTGGTGTCGAGATAAGACCACCAACGATGTTGTTGATGAAAGCATCCTTGTTTCGTGACTGCACAAACGAATCAAGGATGTGCATAGGAGAAACGAAGGATGGTGCGACATCGTACTGAAGACGACAAAGGAAACCGATCCACTTAGTGATAGCTTCTGGGTCGAACGAGGCACGCATCGAGCGATATTCGATAGACCCGTGCCTGTGGATGGAGGACAAGTTAAGGGCGCGGTATCTTTCATCACCGTGAAAGTTGAAAGACTTGAAGCGCTTGCGCAGCATGTTGTCCCAGTAGAACCCACGAGCGTATCGAGAAGACTTACGCTCATCCCCACAATCGTCAAGCACGTACGGTTCAAGCAACCACCACAGCGTAGCGAGGTTGGCAACGTGAAGGGGACGCATGTTGAGTGCGTTGAGGTGGATGTGGGTGCTTGCTGAGATGCTGCCCTTGATAACAAAAGGATTGATGATTGCCATCAGCGCATCAAGAGACTTCCGGATGCTTGCCGAGGAGCGACGCATCGGCTTAGCGGTGACGTATTCTCGTCCGTGTCGCAAAGACCCATCGGTCTTTCCGACCCAGTTCGGAGGCAGCACCGCTCTTGGGATGTCCGTCAATTCCGCTTCGATCTCGATGCCAACCGAGCCGGGGGGCGGGGCTTTGTTAAGAAATTTCGCCAATGTCTGCATTTTTCAGGAGATCCTTGATCTTTTTACGATGGATTTCAGCAGCCGGTCCCTTGAAGATACGAAGGGAGTTGTTAGACCTGTCGAAGAAACCGATGTTGTTAGTGCGGTAGTGTACGAAGCACACCTCTCCCGTCCCAGTAGGAACAAGAAGATAGTTCTCGTTGAGGATGGCCGGGATGCCCGTCGATGGCCAAAGGTCCAGCTCTTTCTTGGTCTCGAAGCGCTTGGCAAGTGTCTTGGCAAGGCCAGCCGCACACAGGTTGGATGACACATCATCGTAACCATGCGCCCGGCGATTGTCCGAAGACCACGAACGGTAAAGAAGCGAGTGCCCAATCTGGGTTCCTCGTCCCGAGCTCTGATCACCGACCTGGTAGAACACAACTGAATCATCCAGCCGTGCATATCCGTATCGAGAAAGAACGTACGATGCGCTCGGATCATCATAAACACTCTGCACATAGCTCGTGGGCTTGTCCAGGAGGTTCACGCAAGAGATGCGCCACAAGGCAGCGTTCCGTGGGATCGTGCCGGTCAAGAAAGATGGGTACGAGTTCCCCGAGTTGAAGAAGAAGTGGGGCTCTCCCTTATAGGTTCCGAAGGAAGAAAAGAAGCACCGGAAGAAATCCTGTTTGCCTACAAAACATCCCATTTAAGTAACTCCTTTACGTAGCGGTGGGCACAAGAGAAAGCTCCTTGCCACTAGGCAGAACCCAGACACCAAGGTGCAATTCATCATCGTTAAAGAAAGTCTCGATAAGACTATCAGTCTCACGACAATCCTTGCAGATGTAACGAGAAGGACTGAAGAAATACAACGGCTCTCGTAAGACCGATGTATTCTTGGTGAGACAACAAGAGCACCCGTGCTGGGACACCAGCTCTTTAAGGGCCTCGCGTGTCAAGTACACACCCGGTGTGGTTCTGAAGCGTACCTGTAGGGATGTGCTTCCTACAACCGAGGGTGTCGCTGGCTTGACGGGTGTGTCGATGTGCCCACCTTGTTCGTATGTCAACGGAAGCAGACAGCTATCCTTCACGTCCGGTTTGAACGGGATGTTGTCGAAGGACTCCTCCTTCTTGCAAGAACGAAAGGAACTGAGGCGAGGGGTGTAGTCGTATTGAGTGACCCTCCACTTCTCGATGCCAATCTTGCAAGCAACAAGGGAATCCTCGGGAATCTCTCCGATGTAATACCACTTGCTTGCACATGCCCGAAGGAAGCGTTCCTCTGAGGCCCAACACCACAGGTCTTTGGTCTTGCCAAGGAACAAGGACCTTCCTCCGTTGGAGAATAGGTTGAGCGTGTCGGATGACTTGTTAATGAAGGCGAGGGCCATGTAACCATGGTGATCTTCATTGATAGTGCGCAGACCTTTCGGAACACCGAGTGTGTTCAACATCTCGAAGATCACACGGCTATCAGTCTTGTCGTTTTCCCTGTCGTACAGGCTGGCATAGATACCGTTGTGCATACCGACAAGGTGCCCGATCTCAAATGGGTGCGCGTTGGCAATGTTGACCTTGCCGTGCGTAGCCATCCTTGTGTGCCCCGCAAGGACAACCGGCTTGCCATCAATCAAGGAGCGGGCCTCGGGTGATTCATGGAACACCGAGGCTCGGGTCAGTCCCTTTCGGTACCGAGTGATGAACTCCTTGTTCTTCTTGATCGTAGCACGTTCAACACTGATGATGCCAGTGCTGTCCCGCCCTCGTGATTCCGACAGTTTACCTAGTCGATTGAAGATCTCCAAGCCAGCACTGTCGATGCCCGAAGCTTGGTAGACACCATAAAGTCCACACATCTAGGTTGTCTTTCCTTTCAGCTCTGCGCGCAAGTTGTCTAAAGCCAACTAATTCTCTTCACTCCCTTAGTGAATCTTCCATCAATGCGACGAACAAGTCCATCGTTGGCTGGTGTGTGAGGTCCGAAGGTTGGAAACAAAGAGCATTGTTGCTGGCATAGTAACAAGCTTCGATGTCCAACTCTTTCAGCTTCATATCCCTAGCCTTGACTGTGCCACTATCGTCGGTGTACTCAAGACTTTCGTGCACAGCTACGGCAAGGATGTCTGCTTCAAGTGTGGTTCGCATCAATTGCTCGTGGTTAGTAGTCGTCCACACTATTGAACCATCGACGTAATTGATAACTCTGTGGACCGTTGGTCCCTTGTGCCCATTCGAGGATTGCCACGACGAACCTCCGTTAAACACATTTAGCAGATGTGCTCCCCGGCCAAAGCCGATCTTAGGAAACAGAGTCGAGTGTGTACGAGCGTATTCCCGTAACACTTTCCATTCCTTCAGATCACGCGGCATATCCACACGGAGAGTGGGGATACGCCTTTGTCCGTACAAAAACGGCGAGATAGGCGGACCATCACCAAGGACGAGCACGTTGTGTGTCTCGGAGGCAAGGCCGGTTATCGACCAACCGATCTTTGTAAGACAGGACGCGAGCTTGACATCCCAGACAGGCATGTAAGCACGTCTTGCTTTGGTAGTCATGGTTAATTATCCTATTCAGGCAGCTTCAAGGGGCCAACGGTCCTTCCGGTGTGCTCTGTAGAAGGCAACACGCATCCGAGGCTTATCACTTGTGTGATGCGGCATGGTTACAATACAAGAAAGGACGGGATTGTCCTTTGTCGAGTGGAACCATTCTGCGCGCGTCTCCACATATTCTACCAGATCGCGCCGTGACTTGATCAAGATAGTAGCGATACGGTGGATCATGTTATGCCTTCCTCACTACGTTTGATTGGTAGCTTGCTGTGATTTGCTTTTCCTTATGCCTTCGTGCCTTACCGTTTCAGCCACATTGACAAGGGATCGAACCTTGCAACACACACCGTTTCAAAGCGTGTGCACCGAAGACAAACACATCTGTGCTTGCAGGATTTCATTCCTTCATAAGGAGGCGAACAATCACGTTTCTTTCTGACTTGCTAGGGACTCGAACCCTATTCCCGCACCGTTCGTCAGTGGCGCTGACATACTAGGGAGGACACTTAAGTCCTTCCAACACGGACACACACAAGTAAATCTCTGGCTTATTCACGCATCCACCCCTTGTGGGACGTGTCACCGTACTCATTCCTCTTGTGCATGGGTTGGCGCGGGGCTTCCCAAGCGTTAGCTGAAGCAAGCCGCTCTTGGTGGACTTCTCTTGTCCATATAGGTGAAGCCTACCTCTTCTTGTGGACAAACGTCCGTGCCAGTGTAGAGAGGATGCGGGTGGACCAATCGGCAAAGGAGTGGACCCTCTGTCGGATGTAGTCGCGAATAGCCGCTTGCCTGTCTCGGCGACTAACGATGTTCAACACATCTGCGCCAGCAATAGCAAACCGAACGGCGTGCCCTTTCAACGGACCCTTCTTGACGATACCGGAGATGACCAGGATGTCGGGAGCTTCCGAAGAAATCACAGTGTCGAGATCGTCAATCGCTTCGATTGCAATCTCGTATACCAACCGAACAACATCGCCCGGATTGACGTCCGAAGCGGATGAGGTTGTCTTTCTTTTGGACATACGCGTACCTCCTCAAAACAATTAACGACAGTGCTCTCAAGACAAACGCACGAGTTGGTAGACAGCCAATGTGAGATGTCGTTGAGTAGTGGTGGTTGTCGGACCCTCGTCCTCACCGCGCAACCACACCCCTAGCCGGGTGCCACACACGGATGCTAGACACACACCCCTACCTATACCAAAGGCCCGGAGGTGTATCTAGAATTTAAAACCAACCTATCTTACAGCACGTTGTCCAGGTGCATAGCAAGCAAGGACAGCATGATGAAGAGATTAAACCCTCCGCTTAGGAGGTTCACGATTTGAACCTGCATGGTTACTCCGCTTTTCTACTTTCTCGCGTCGTAAGCTCTCAGCGTTATACAACGCACGGACCCGTACGCGGGCAGCTTGATAGGCCCCTTGCCTACCATACTTATTCCATGGAAAGACACCATCCTTAAGGACAAGAGGATTACCCTTGAGATACCAACGGACGAAGGTCTCTTTCTTTTCAATGTCCTCGATGATGAAGTAATCAAACATCTCTGTCACCCTTAGTAATCATGGCATCATCATTGTTGAACGGATTGGACAAGTCATTGTCCGTCACATACTGGCGAAGCCCTAAAGAATTGAGCCTTTTGCTTTTGTGTAAAAGACAAGCGTCTCAACATGGGATTCTTAGGCTATGTTGGGGCGAAGCCCTGAAGAATTGAGCCTTTTACAGACAAGCATTGTCAACGGTCAACGCGGTTGCTCAGGTCTCTCACCCGTACAAAGTACTAGGCAAGGGCGGAATAGTGCACCCCCAGGGTTCTCTAGGAACCTTGCTTGGCAAGGGCGGAAAGCAATCTTTGATTGCAAGCTCACTCTTGTGAGCGGAATGGGTTGAAGGAAAGGAAGAGCAAGAGAATGAAAACAAGAATAGCCATCTTTAACAAGGTTGCCGTGTGTACCTAGTGGATTGCAAGCCAGCTAGCACAGCAAGATCCTTATTATGTCTGGGGTGCTCGTCAGTTCGCTTGTTTTCCTTTCCTCCAAGACACTTGACACCTAGAAAAATCCATAATGGACTTCTTCAGGCCATGTAGGACGACGAAGTCCTAATGAACGTGCCTGCTTACAACCAACGAAGCAGACCGGCGTAAGTACGAAGGCAGGTTTGCAATACCGGGGGCAGCGCTAGGCATATCCCCGGCCACCGCCGCGTCCTTACTTCCAGTGGCTCCGCTGATCTTGGCGGACAGGTCCCCAAGTGTACGGCGAGCCCGCTCGATATCGAGGATTAACTGCCTCTTTACGAGCGTCATTTCCATAAGATCGTCAAGGCTCTGTGTCTTAAGCCACGTCACCCAGATATCTTTGTGGAAAATCGCAGCCTCGCTTGCTGCATCGGACGGGAGGACAAAGTAACGAATCGTTCCCTTTGCCCCCCGCATTTTCCGGTACACACCTTCGGGTGTTAAGACGAAAGCGTAGAACCGGGAACCTTTGATTGCTCCCTTGGAACCCTTGCCACGGGAGCGGACAACAATGATCTGATCCCGCTGGGAACGATACATCGTGTCGGGAATAGTCTCGACGTACCGAATGCCATCGACATTCATGATACGTGTGATTGTGTTGAACATGTAACCTTCCTTCGCTGCGCTCGGAACAACATCCAAGACATTCTATTTTAACGCGCTCACTTTGCTAAATCCCCGTAAGATTAAGGTGGGGTGCCGAGAACCTAGTCCCTCTATGTCCTCAAGGCACCCCACCTCCCCCCTCCCAGCGCCTGCTCGGCTGGGAAGACAAACCAAGAATGAATGGAGGTGAAGGGGGAGGCAGGTCCAGCCGGGAAAATGCTGCGCCTCCCCCTCTTTACCGTATGGGGGCCGGTAAATCTATTCTTCCTCTTGCCACAAAGTGGTGAGGACAACACCGTCATGAGCAAGAGAGAATTTGAGATCGGAAGCAAGTGCCTTCCAATACCACATGAAGAAGTCCCGATTGCTTTTGTAGTGATCACCAAGATTGACATTGTCAATGTGTCTCGGTTCCTCGTTGTCCGTCCGTTGATGGAGACGAATGAGTTGCATGCCTCACTCCGTTCGGTCACGCGATCTTACAATCGCCTGCCTCATCCTATGTTATTGCTTGATTTAGCCCTCCGCATGTGGCAATCTCTTCCTCGTTCAAGGCGCTCAGGCCAACCTAGCGTGCCCTTCCGTGGTATGTGTCTAGCGGCAGATGTGTCCTTGTGCATTTGGTGCCTCAAGTGAGGTACAACCCGGTTAGTCCGAGTCGGAAGCCTGAACGAGGCGAATCCGAGGTGACATAGAAGCGGGGTACCGGCAACGGGTGCCTTTCGGGTGACGGACTTTGAGTGTCCGTTTCGGGCCGCCAAGGGTGCCCCCATTGTGGGACTTCACGCCTTGTCACGCGCTCCTTACCCACAAGGCGTCGCCTTTAGCAGGGGCTTGACGCGCTTGGTGGAGACCGTATCAAGGGGAAGGTTAGGGCGATTGCGCCTAACGCCGCGCCATAGCGGTAAAATCCTCTTGCAAGCTAGAGGACACATTCTTATGTGTCTTTGGATGCAATCCCGTGTCGCCTATCGTTTCGCTCTACATTCGGAGTGAATCTACCGTCCATCTTGGGCGTGGCTCACGATCTAGTGCGGTGACTAAAGCAGGCTTACCGCTTCATTAGAAGCGCGCCCCTGCGCACAAAGCAGCCTTGGTTGCTCTTGTTGTCGCCCCTTCAAAACTCTAGCGCTCTCACTTTGCTAAATCCCCCAAAACGTAACTTTAAAAAAGGAACTACAACAATGGCTAAGAAAACAACCCCTATTAAGGGCACGGAAGCTCCTTTGCTCACCGGCAAAGACCTTACGGCTGCAATCAAGAAATTGGTGACGGATGCAAAGGAGCTTACCGCCCGCTTGCATCTTATTGCCGTCTCTTGTTGCCGTGAAGCAGTGGAAACTGGCAATCTCACCCACATGATTGACTTTGACAAAGCTGTCGAGCATGTGGGCCGCCGGGATATCCGTCGCTGGTTGGACAAGCACGGCCCGGCCAAATGGAACGTCAAGGAAAAGACGTTCACCTTTGTTCCGGAGCGTCGGGAAAAGGCCAAGGCGCTTGGTAACGAGTACGCCAAAGGTCTTTTCAACGGTCCCACCTACATCGACGAGACCACGGAGCAAGACACGGACCCATTCACATCTTTCGATGTGTTCTCCTTGCTTCAAGGCATCGTCCGTAAGCACGACAGAGTGTCCGATGTTAACGACGCCCGGCATAATTTTGTTGGCTATGATAAGGTTGTTGCCTTGCTCAACGAGTTGGCCCCAACCTACGTCAAGCCGGTAAAGGCGAAGGCCAAGCCTACTGAACTACCTCTTTCGGCTGCACTGAACTAGGCTTCGCCTTAAGATGGCTCTAGAAGCCATTAGGACTTCATTCCGAACGTAGTGAGGATAAGATGAAACGGACTAAGATTTGTGAATGGGTTGGTACATATCCGGGCCGCGTTGGCCCGG